ACCCCAAGTTCCAAGTGACCAACCAAAACCTTTTGCTTGCACAGCTGGTCCTACAGGATAATAGTGTTGTACTCTAATACCACCTGATGTTGTTGCACCAGATCCAGATTCATTTGAAGGCATTGTAATTGTAACGGTTGTAGTTGATGGCACAGTGGTTACCATAAATTTTTTATCATTAAAATCTGTTGCTGCAAAATTAGAATTAGTAATAGAACTAAAACTATCTAATAATATTATATCTTGAGCTCCAATATTGTGAGGACTAGAAAAAGTTATTGTAACAGTTGGTGACCCGTTGGTTGTGGTAAATGCACTGGTAAGAGTGTTTGTAGATTTAATAGGGTGTATGTCATAATATACACCACCAGAGAATGCATATAAAATTCTATTTGTGCCTATGATTGCATATTTTCTAGCTTTACTATTTACAAAATGATGAAGACCTCTTCCTGCACCGGTTAAAGCATCGTCACCTAATTGTTTCCAACCACCTATCTTTTCTGGAATACCATAACGAAATCTGACATTATCACAGTCTGTCCATTGCCCCTCTGCTCCTGTGTCAGTTATTTGTTTATTTATACCTGGTTGAAACCCTATCTTTTGTAGCATATGACTCCATTATAATACTATTTTACAAATGAAGGTAGACCCAGCTTTGGTCTGCCATCAAACATGTTTTTATTAGCAAATGGGCCATTTACATGATTATAATGTAGAAATACCTGACCGCAAATGTCGCCCTCAAACGGCTCTCGCCAATGTTCAAGTTCACAGCCACTATATACTAGCATATCACCTACTTCAAGCAAGACTTTTGTGCCTTTGGGTGCATCAGGCTTATGTATGTTCTTACGCTCGTCTATGACGTTGTTAGACCCCGTACCGTCGATAAATATAGGCCAGGGAGCTCCACCAAGATTTAAAGTTGTTGATATTTCACAAGAAGGTCTGTCTTTGTGTCTTTTTAAAATATCACCTGTTTTATACAATCTTGCATATGAGTATGTAGGCACTAGTTGTAAACCTGTTTCTTTTTGCATTTTAGGTAACACTTTCATCATAAGTGTTTCCATAACCATATCTGCATAATGTGAATATGTGTTAGGAACCTGTTGATCAGACCATGTGCCAAACATACCGTTATCATATATGATATTGTTTTTATACATGAAATCAACAGCATCTCTTTTAAGTAAAAAATAATTAAATATAAAATTAGCTAAATCATATGGTATGGCCTGTTTTATTACCTGATATTTTTTATCCTTAAACATCGAATCCTTTCTGTACAAAATTAAACGACACAGATATTCTTATATCATTAGACTCATTAGGTTCAACACAATGCCATAACCATGCAGGAAATATAATTATTCTACCTTCTAATGGATCAACTCTAACTTCTCTCCATAGATGTGAAGGCGGTGTCCCTTGTTTTCTTCTTGGCATAACCATATGTGCTGTTGCTCTTGGTTCGTTAAAAACTATTTGTCCAGAGTTTTTAGGTGCCTTAATATAATACACTCCACTAAAATGACTGTTGGGATGAACGTGTGGTCTGTTATATCCACCAGGTGGATTTATATTTGCCCACATGTTGCCGATTATAGGTTTACTCTCTAACCACTCTTCTTGAAATATCTCGTTCTGCATCTTAAACAGTTCATCGACTAATGGTTTGAATACGGGAATCTGATGCATGGTTGTTTGACTATGCCAACCTTTCATATTAGTTCGTTTAATTCCTTTGTCCTTATCAGCCCAAGCAATAACCTCTCGTTCAAATAATCTATTATCCAGATTAACATCTTTAGCGTATATAATAGTTGGAAAATATGCTGCTTTAATCATCATCTAAATGGTGTGCCTCCAAACCACATAACCAAAGATTTTCTGTTACCACGTGTTACAGGTGCAACCCTGTGTCTGATAAATGATGCAAAAAATATAGCATGTCCTTGTTTTAATTTTGCGGCTTTACCCTCTTTCATTAATTCTAAATCACCACCTTCAAACTCATGTTCAGGCGATAATAAACAGGTCATAGATATTTTTCTAACTGGCGGTTCGTGTTGCATGTTCACATCATTATCTGTATGCCAATCATAAAACCCACCTTCTGGATATTCTGTGTATTGTGCCATTTCATTTATACACATTCCATCAAAACCAAAATGATTACCGTTTGTTTGTTTCATAACTAATTCAAGTTTTTTATACATTTCAGGCATTTTTTTAAATGATATCCAACTAATGTGTGAAGTTCTTGTTTTAGTATCATAAACCCCACCTTTAACACCTTTATCATTTCCAACCTCTGCATTGTTTCTAGGTTCTGATCTTCCTGCATTAATTATCATCTGACATTGTTCAGGTGTAAAAATAGGTTGAGTAGTTTCTACTAAATAAGATTTCCAACGTGGCTCTGTAATTATCATGCTGCACCTCTATTTTTTATTGGATCAAATTGCACATCACAGTTTGCAGCAAGAGTTCGTCTCACTTCAGTGGTTCCATTAAATGGATATACTGTGTGCCTCATGTCGTATGGAAAAATATAAAAATCCCTAAGATCCATGGGTGGCTGATAATCTATTTTTGCAAACTGACCATTAGCTGCACCTAATATTTGAAGTCTACCATTCTGTTGTACATGTCCTGCTGAATACTCCTTACCATACGTTGATGGTAATTTTAAAATCATAACACTAGATAAACCTGTAAACAACATACCTCTATGAACATGTGCAGGATTATACTCGTGTTGTTTCATCTCGTTAACCCAGATAGAGTTAAGATGTAAATCATAATCCCTTATCTTATTAAACGCTAGATAGTGTTTAAACATTTCTAAAAAATAATGTGTAACTGTTCTAGGTAATCTGTTATGATTTTTCATTTTTGTTTGGTCTTGACCATGATAGAATAATGAGTGTTCATCTTCTATCTTGCCAACCAATTGTCCATTAGCTTTATCTAATCTGTTTTTATTTACATCATAGATATGATTGATAGTCAGAAAAATATCTAGCGGTACTTGATATTTTAAAACTGATTGACCTAAAAATACAAAATCAAAATTTAATGTGTTCATATTTTCTTTTAATACTTTCTGGTACGATATAATTATTAATTTGTTTTTTAACAACTGTTCTTATTTTATGCATATTCTTTCCTAATACTGTATCATCGTACTCTATATCATTTATATTAATTTGTTTCAAGTCTTGAAATTGATGGGGATAATAAGGTTCACCTAAAAATTTATATAATTCGATAAATGTTTTTTCTGGATCTGCTACCATATCATCGTATTTAATAAAATGACACATGTTAGAATATTTAAATGCATTTTTAATAGCTTTAATTTCTTTTACAATTGCACCATCTTCAGCCATTAAAGATGATAATTTTTCTTCATCAGTTGTTCCTAATTTATTTACAAAAGAATCTGGGTTTTCTTTATACCATTTCATATAACTAGCTAATACATCTATTAAATCTCTAAGCAAAACAATACATTTAAATTCATATTTAAAATGTTTTTTCATAAGTTCAAAATTTCCAGGGTTACCTGTAAGTGTAACAGGACCACGATCAATAATTATTTGTTGCGGCCAGTCTTTGTAATATAAATTATACACATTATCTAATATATTATCTAAAGATTTGTGATCAGGAAAAAGTTGAAACACATCTGTTTTTTTTAACAAATATAAATTTTTCATTATCTCTAGTGTTAAAGAATTAGCTGTGCAGGCTATCTTTGGATTTTGATTCATAATACTTGCAAACAAAGTATTTCCAGATCTAGGTAGTGCAATTAAAAAAAATAATTTACGATTTTTGTTTTCCATCGTTTGTTATTTTTTCCATCTCTTTATAGCTACTTTCTAATTCACCAGATTTTTTAATTCTTTGTAGTGATTGTAATTGACCCATAACATTAAATATCTCAGCTTCACTTGAGTTATCATTTAATGTTTTAGCTTTCTCATGATACTGTAATCCATAAGATTCTAACTGGTGAACATTCACATCTTTGTCATTAAACGATCCATCGTTAAATTCTTTCTTTAACTTAGACCACATTTTAATCTCACGCATTCTATGTCTTGCAACTTTTTCCATAGATGCTTTACCAAAGATAGCTTCATCTAAATCTATTTTATATTTAGTAGCTTTGTATTCATCTTCTTCTTTTTCTATTTTATCTTGTAACCATTTTATCTTTGCTTCATTTCTTCTGTAGTCAAAAGATAAATGCATAAGGTTATCTAAATAACTAGATTGTTCTCTTACACACTGCCAATACTTTGAGGCTTTGGTTGGGTATCTATTGTCTTGCAACACAGAAAACCTTGCTTCTGTTTCTGTTCGAAACATTTGTTTCTTGGTCCACGTGTCCCGAAGTTCGTCCACCATACCTTTAAACGATGACAGATCATCTTGTGATAACAGATTGTTTAGATGAGGTTCCTCACCTTGTATTACTTCTTTTACATCTTTTTATCCTTCTATACTTTCTTATATACTTATTTAAAAATTATTACAAGTATTAAGAAGCTGTAAATGTTACTGTACTACTTGCAGGAGCATTCCATTCTTCAGTAGAAGCTACTGTTGGTGGTGTTCTTCCACCAAAAGCTAAACCAGCTGTATTTGAACCTGCTCCAGATAATTGATGTCTTCCTGTGTTTAAATCTCCCACTTCAGTCCAAGCTGATCCATTCCATGATTCATTAAGAACCATTATAGATGGCACTGGACCAGAGCTAGGATCAACTCCACCAAAAAGTAAAGCAGCTGTGTAAGTTGATCCTATCATAGCAGCACTTTGTCTACCTTGATTTAAATCAGCAACTTCCGTCCATGCTGATCCGTTCCAAGATTCTGTTAGTGCAACGTTTATAGGACTCTGTGGTGGAGCATCTCCACCAGCATACAAAGCAGCAGTGTAAGTACCTGCACCACCATCGTTATTACCTCTCGCTTGATTTAAATCATTAACCTCTGTCCATGAAGATCCGTTCCAAGATTCTGTTGATGCTTGTTGAGACCCACCAGGAGCAGCATTAGGTCCTCCATAACATAAACACGCAGTACTAGAAGCACCGACTCCTCCCATGTATCTTCTAGCTGTGTTTAATGCTCCAGCCTCTGTCCAACTACTACCATCCCAAGATTCTGTATTATTTGCAATAGCAGGTTTTCTTCCACCAAAAGCCAATGCGGATGTTTGTGTCCCACCACCAGATAATTCTTGTCTTGAAGTATTTAAATTATTTAATTCAGTCCAAGTAGATCCATTATAAGATTCTGTTGCATTAGTATGTGGAGGTGTTTCACCACCAAATGCTAGACCTGCTGTTTGAGTTCCCGCACCAGCTAAAACATATCTTGCAGTATTCATATTTCCACTTGTAGCCCAAGCTCCAGGACTAGATGTAAACCCTTTCATAACTTGATCAGTTGAGTTGTACCACATCTGTCCGTTAACAGGTGCAGGTGGATCTGCTGTTACTGTTTTAATATGTGTTCCGCGTATATCCTTATATGTTGTCATAATTAATCCGTGCTTATTGTTTTATCAGTATTACTTGTTGAACTCCACTCTTCTGTTGCACCAGATACAGTGCCAGGTGGTGCATAACCACCAAAAGCTAAAGCTGCTGTAGTTGTTCCCGAACCAGCGAGATTGTATCTTGCAGAGTTTAAATCTCCATTTTCTTGCCAACTTACTCCATTCCAAAGTTCTGTTACTGCTAAAAATGATTCCGATGCATCTTCTCCTCCAAAAGCTATTGCATCTGTATATAATCCATCACTGCCCAGTTGTCTTCTTCCAGTATTCAAATCGTTTACTTCAGTCCAATTTGTTCCATCCCAAGATTCAGTTTGAGAAAGTCTGTTAGTTTCATCTGTTCCTCCAGAACACAACGCTGCAGTTGCAATACCAGCTCCACCTACTGAATATTTTGCTGTTCCTAAATTATTAACTTCAGTCCAGCTAGTTCCGTTCCATGATTCTGTATTTGCTGTTCTTGGAGGAACATAACCTCCAAAACCTAAACCAGAAGTACTGTCGGCTCCTGCTCCCCCTGGAGCTAATTTTGTTTGATTTAAATTATTAACCTCAGTCCAACTGCTTCCATTCCACAATTCTGTGTTTGCAGTATATGGAGGGGTGCTTCCTCCAAAAGCTACTGCAGAAGTCGAGGTTCCAAAATCACCAATTCCACCTCTTGCAGTGTTTAAATCGTTAACTTCTGTCCAGCTTGATCCATTCCAACTTTCTGCTACTGCTTGTACAGTGCCTGGTTGATTATAACCACCAAAAGCTATAGCAGCAGTTTGTGTTCCAGCTCCTCCAGGATCGTTTCTACTAGTGTTCATAGACGTAGTTGTTGCCCATGCTCCAACCGGTTGTGTTGAATTCCATTCTTCAGCTGATGCAGTACCAGAAGTAGGATATAAAGATCCTCCAACTGCTAAAGCAAGACTACTAGTTCCTAATCCAGCAGGTCCTCTTCTAGGAGTATTTAAGTCATTAACTTCAGCCCAACTACTCCCACTCCATTCTTCTGTTTTTGCTGTAACAGCTGATGGACTTGGATAACCACCTGCAGTTATCCCAGAAGTTGATGTTCCACCTCCTTGAGTTTGATTTCTTGCTTCGTTTAAATCTCCAGTCTCAGTCCACGATGATCCATTCCATAATTCTGTTTTGGCACTTCTTCCTCCAGGTGCCTCTGCTCCACCATAACCTAAACCTGCTGTATATATACCAAAACCACCCATGTCAGATCTTGCAGTATTTAAATCATTAACCTCAGTCCAACTAGAACCATTCCATTGTTCAGTAATTGTCAAAGGTGCTGGACCTTGAGTTCCACCAATTGCTATAGCATTTGTGTTGTCAGCTCCAAAACCTTTAACACCATATCTATTAGTATTTAAATCGTTAACTTCTGTCCATGCACTACCGTTCCAAGATTCTGTTAGAGCTGTATAAGCAGTTGTACTATATCCTCCCCAAGCAAGTGCAGATGTTTGACTTCCATCTCCTCCAGCAGATCTACCTGTATTCATCTCAGCGACTTCAGAAAAACTTGTACCATCGTACGTTTCTGTAACTGGACTTCCTGCAGGGCCTCCAGCAAATACTAATCCAGCTGTTTGAGTTCCAGCACCTGCTCTGTTGTCTTTTGTACTACCTGAATTATTAGCCGTTCTCCAAGAGGCAAGTCTATTTGGTATTCTATATCTAGCGACATTGTCCGTTGTATTATACCATAGCTGTCCCTCTATCGGGTTATCAGGGTTAGTGGTATAATCCCGAACTTTAAGTCCTCTTATTTCTTTATAAGTT